TATGGCAATTCCGCCACCAAATAGGTATTCACCATGTTTGAAATTACCGCACAACCCGCATGGCTGACGGAGCTAGATCCCGATGCAGCTAGCCGCTTGTCCCGTAATAACGAGCGTTTAGTAAAAGGCCAAGACGAGGACTACCAATCTCCGGCAATGAACCACGTCACACACGGCCAGATCAGAGAGTTCGTTGAAAATACGTTCGACTCTGGCGAATACTCGGAGTACATGTTGGATATTGAAAAGGCCAATCTTGCTAAATTAGGGCCAAGGTCTATCGCTAAACCTTGGAGCGAGAGACGAGCTGATTTGGAGAGTTACTTCACGAATGAGAGTGTCATGAGTGAAGCTGAGTTCGAAGAAGAAGTGTCTCGGCACATTGTCGATTCACAAATCCCAGAGAACTTACGACACCGCCTTAGACCAGTGACCGCATCTGCAGCTGTTGAGCATCTCGAACCGTCCACTGCAGGTGGCCTGCCTTTCATGCAGAAGAAAGGCATTCTCCGGAAGGAGGGGAAGGCAACTGAGGCATACGTGGGTAAGTTCCCGTGCGTCATTTATACACGCACTCAGGAGGGGGGTAAGACCAGGAATGTTATGGGCGTTGGTATATCAGATGTGATACGCGAGATGCGGTATCATCAGGCGTTCTTGCCCATAGAGAAGACGTACTCGTGGCGTACAGCTATTGTTTCTCCTTCAATGGTTGATCAGGCTATTTCTGCGCTCTTGCGAGCAAAGACTGATGACGATACGATTGTATGTGCAGACTTCTCCCAATACGACGCCAGCGTCACTCCGATTAAATCGGGGAGCGCTTTTGCCTTCATAGCAGCGCACTTCCAACGGCAGTACATCAGCGAACTTTATGATGTCTACGTTCGGTTTGCCACCATACCATTCTACACCCCTGATGGTGAGTACTCGGGCAACCACGGTGTTCCAAGTGGTTCAGCTTTCACGAATACCATTGATTCGATTGCGCAGCACACAGCTGCCCTAAGATCTGGAGCCGCCTTTAGTCATGAGCAGATTCAAGGTGACGATGGTATCTATCTGGTGAGGACCAGTGATGTTGACACTCTTATTTCAGGTTTTATTGACTCAGGTTTCACAGTCAATGAATCGAAGTCAGACTTCTTCACAACGCAAGAAGGAACTTATCTACAGCGTTATTATCATGATCGTTATAGAGATACCGCTAATAATCATGTTGGCGTGTATTCAATCGCGCGAGCCTTGCTCAGGCTTAAGCATCTTGAGCGATTTGTTGAAGGCATTGGTATAGAAGAAGAGTTGAGTGGTAGCGAATACTTCACTCTGAGGGCCATCTCCATCATGGAGAACTGTAAGCATCACCCTCACTTCGAAGACCTCGTCAATTTCGTCCGCAGTCACGACAAGTCAGATCTAGCCGTCGTGGCTAAGAGCATAAGGAAGTTCGAAGAACATCCCAGCCGACGGTCTAGGACGAACGCAGTCACGAACCAGTATGGTGATCAAAGTGGAATCGAATCCTTTGAGACCTACAAGCTCTTGACGGCGTAACAGGCCGG